GGCGGTTTGGAACAGGCGACTGCCTCATCGTAGCCGACGATACCCTGACAGTCATCGATTACAAGAACGGCCTGGGAGTCCTGGTGGATGCCGAGAAGAATCCGCAGATGATGTGCTATGCCCTCGGTGCGCTGAACCTGTTTGATGGCATCTATGATATCCGCCAGGTGTCCATGACTATCTTCCAGCCCCGCCGGGACAACGTCAGCACCTGCACCATGAGCAAGGAAGAGCTGCTCCAGTGGGCCGAAACGGTGTTGAAGCCCGCCGCGGAACTGGCGGCCAAAGGCGAAGGGGAGTACAAGGCTGGCGACCATTGCCGTTTCTGCAAAATCAAGGCGACATGCCGCAAGAGGGCTGAATATAACCTGGAACTGGCTCAGTATGATTTCGCCGTCCCGTCCACGCTTCAGGATGAAGAAATCGAAGCCGTCCTGGCCAAGGCCGATGACTTGGTGAACTGGGCCGGCGACGTCAAAGATTACGCCCTGCAGCAAGCCCTTTCCGGCAAGCAGTGGGCCGGTTGGAAATTGGTCGAAGGCCGGTCGAACCGTCGGTACGTCAGCGAAGACGCCGTTGCCGCCAAAGTAGAAGAAGCAGGCTTCGACCCGTATGAAAAAAAGCTGCTCGGCATTACGGCGATGACGAAACAACTTGGCAAGAAGCGGTTCGAAGAATTGTTGTCAGATTTAGTTGAAAAGCCGCAGGGCAAGCCAGTCTTGGTGCCGGAATCGGATAAACGCCCGGCCATGCACACCGCGGCAGACGATTTCAATATTGAAAATTAGGAGGAATTTATCATGACAAAAAAATTTACTAATCCTTGTAAGGTAATCACAGGAGTCAATACCCGCTGGTCTTATGCAAATGTTTGGGACCCGAAGTCTATCAATGGTGGTACGCCAAAGTATAGTGTATCTCTCATCATTCCGAAGTCCGATACGGAAACGGTCGAAAGCGTCCGAGCTGCTATCAAGGCTGCCTATGATGAAGGCCAGGGCAAACTCAAAGGTAATGGTCGGGTGGTACCGGCTCTCGAAGCTATCAAGACCCCGCTCCGTGACGGCGACTTGGAACGCCCTGGTGATGATGCGTATAAAGACAGCTTCTTCGTCAATGCCAATTCGGCTACCAAGCCGGGCATCGTCGATGCCGACTGCCAGCATATCCTGGAACGCTCTGAAGTCTACTCCGGCGTCTATGGCCGTGCGTCCATCAACTTCTATGCCTTTAACAGCAACGGCAATAAAGGCATTGCTTGCGGACTGAACAATCTGCAGAAAATCCGTGATGGCGAACCCCTCGGTGGCAAGCCCCGTGCAGAAGATGATTTTGCTACAGCTGACGATGATGATTTCCTGGCATAAGGAGGCGCGATTATGGAAACTATGATGAGACTGATTCTGGACGGCCTGTACTGCCTGGTTGCACTGTGCGCCGGCGGGTTCTTCGTGGCCATGATTTATACGGATATCAAAAAAGACCAGCGGGATGAAGAAATGGCCCGGCACCGGGAAGAACGGGAAGAAGAATATCATCGCAAGCAGATGGAATCCTTCCGGAAATAAGTAGTAGTGAATAGCGGCGGCGGGGCCTTGTGCCTCGCCGTTCTTTCGAGGTGAAGAGTATGAAAACCATCAGTATCGATATTGAAACGTTCAGCGATGTTAACTTGGCCAAATGCGGCGTGTACAAATACGCAGAATCGCCAGCCTTTGAAATCCTTCTCTTTGGGTATGCCGTGGACGGTGGTGAGGTACAGGTCGTTGACCTGGCGCAGGGAGAGAGCATCCCGAACGCTATCCTGGATGCCCTGACCGATGAAACCGTCATCAAGTGGGCGTTCAATGCCAGCTTCGAACGGGTATGCCTGTCGCGATACCTGCGTGATTTTGGGATGAGCCTGGACCCGTTCCATGACCATCATCCGCTTTCCCGGGACTGTGCCAGGTTCCTCAATCCGGCGGGATGGAAATGCTCCATGATCTGGTCGGCCTATATGGGCCTGCCTCTTTCTCTGGAAGGCGCAGGGGCCGTACTGAAGCTGGACAGCCAGAAGATGAAGGAAGGCAAAGACCTGATTCGCTATTTCTGTGTTCCCTGCAAGGAAACCAAGTCGAATGGTGGCAGGACGAGGAACCTTCCTCGGCATGCACCAGATAAATGGACACTGTTCAAGTCCTACAACAAACGGGATGTGGAAGTGGAAATGGCCATCCAGGAGCGGCTGAAAAAGTATCCCGTCCCGGAGCCGATATGGGATGAATATCATCTCGACCAGGAAATCAACGACCGGGGCATCGCCATTGACCGGACGCTGGCTGAAAATGCTATCGCCATCGATGCCCGCAGCCGGGACAGCCTGATGGCTGTACTGAAGGAAAAGACGGGCCTGGAGAATCCGAACTCCGTTGTTCAGATGATCAGCTGGCTGGAACAGCATGGGATGAAGACCGATTCCTTGGGCAAGAAGCAGGTACAGGAACTGCTGAAGACGGCAGAAGAACCGCTTCGCAGCGTACTGCTGCTCCGGCAGAAACTGGCCAAATCCTCGGTCAAAAAATACCAGGCCATGGAGATGACGGCTTGTGAGGATGGCCGGGCCAGGGGCATGTTCCAGTTCTATGGGGCCAACCGGACCGGGCGTTTTGCCGGCCGGCATATCCAGCTGCAGAATCTTCCACAGAACCATCTGCCGGATTTGGCGGAAGCACGGGAACTGGTACGCCAGGGAAATTACGAAGCCATGGAACTCCTGTATGATTCCATCCCCGATGTCCTTTCCCAGCTGATCCGTACGGCCTTTGTGCCCCGGCAGGGGCAGAAGTTTGCCGTAGCGGATTTTTCGGCCATTGAAGCCAGGGTGCTTTCGTGGCTGGCAGGAGAAACATGGCGTTCGGATGTCTTTACCAGGAATGGCGACATTTACTGCGCCTCGGCCAGCTCCATGTTCGGCGTTCCCGTAGAAAAGCATGGCGTCAACGGGCATCTCCGGCAGAAAGGGAAAATCGCAGAACTGGCCCTTGGTTATGGCGGCTCCGTAGGAGCGCTGAAGGCCATGGGCGCCCTGGACATGGGACTTACGGAAAATGAGCTGTATCCTCTGGTGCAGTCCTGGCGGTCGGCCAATCCGCACATCGTCGATTTCTGGTGGCAGGTGGACGCCGCTGTGAAGACAGCCATCAAGGAACGTATCCCCATGCGGGCCGGCTGCATCCGCTTCCTGTATCAGAGCGGCATGCTGTTCATACAGCTCCCCAGCGGACGGCGGCTTTCCTACGTAAAGCCCCGGATAGGCGAGAACCGCTTCGGCGGGGAATCCGTCACCTATGAAGGCATCGGCGCAACGAAGAAGTGGGAACGGCTGGAAAGTTATGGGCCGAAGTTCGTTGAAAACATCGTCCAGGCCATCAGCCGCGACATTCTCTGCTGCGCCATGCAGACACTGCGCTGCTGTGCCATTGTGGGCCATGTCCATGATGAACTGATTATCGAGTGTCCCAAAGACACCAGCGTCGATGCCATCTGTGAGCAGATGGGTCGGACACCGCCCTGGGCAGAAGGCCTTTTGCTGCGGGCCGACGGCTACGAATGCGATTTTTATAAAAAAGATTGATTTCCCGGTACTTAACATAGTGATTCCTGTCCTTTCACTATCAGAGGGAATTTCCTCGGATATTTATTTTAAGAAAGGCGGGATTCGCTATGAAGTTTTTGATTCCGGAAGATGAGCTTGGCGTGTTTGCTGATCAGGGAGGTGTACCAAGAGTCGACAGCCTGTTTGTCGCTGATGTTTTTGATAAACAGCATTTCCATGTGCTGCGTGATATCGCAAAAATCACTGAATCCAAATCTGGATTGAGTGAAACGTTCATTGCATCCAACTTTGAGTCCAGTACATATCGTGATGCCAGGGGAAGAAAACTGCCACGTTACCTGCTGACCCGCGATGGGTTCACCATGCTGGTCATGGGCTACACAGGCTCGAAGGCGATGCACTTCAAGGAACTCTATATCCAGCGTTTCAACGAGATGGAACAGTGCATTCGGTCGCTCCTGTCTGCCCGGCAGGAATTCCCCATGCTGACGGAAATGATCTGCCGCCTGCATGAAAGCCCGAAGCCGTACCACTTCAGCAATGAATGTGACATGCTGAACCGCATCGTGCTGGGGATGTCTGCCAAGCAGTTCCGGTTGGCCAACGGCATCGAAAAAGGGCAGAGCATCCGACCATACCTGACCGCGCGGCAGATTCATGCTCTGGACCGGCTGCAGCATCTGGATTACGGCCTGCTGTATTCCTGTCCGGATTTCCAGCAGCGCAAACAGATGCTCATGACCTATTACAAGACAGAACTGGAGGGATGAAGCATGTTTTACGTCAAGGAACCGATTCATGATGCCATGGAAGTCACGATCGAAATCAACGATGAGAATGTATTCTGCCGCTGCCCGGTTTGCGGCAGAGAAGTCCTGGTGATCTGGAGGAAGTCCTGGGCGATGAGAAGGGCGACCTGTTCGGGACAGCCGGTCCTGTGCGAAGACTGTGCCCGGGAACTGATGGAGGTGCGCGATGGAGATGGATCCCGAAGCGTAACGCCGAACACTATCCCGACCCCGACAGCCTATCAGGCCATCCGGAATGCGGAACCGGCAAGGTTCTCCGTTCCGGCCAGTGGTATACGTGTGTTCGCCTATGCCGGGGATGTGGAGGCCAATACGGCCAGGGCGAGGAGGTACTGCCGCTATGTGACAGATCAGGGAGGTATCCCGCTGGCCCCGCATCTGTACCTGCCCCAGTTCCTGGATGAAAAGACGGAGCGGGACCTGGCCCTTTTCATGGATATCGCCCTTTTGTCCAAGTGTGCGGAACTTTGGGTTTTCGGCGATATCATCTCGGACGGGATGCAGAAAGAAATCGAGTACGCCCGGCGCAAAAGAAAGCCCTGTCCGGTATATTGAGGAGGTTTAAGATCATGGAATTTACCCTTTATACGGCTGCTCTTACGGGAGCAGAAGCCAATTGCCGTTATCCGGAGCAGCGGAAAATCAGCTGCGCCGAAGATCTTGAGCAGCGGCTACGTTTGACCATGTCTGTGCGGCATTCAAAAATGATTACCGGAAACGGGAGAATTTTCTCTCATCCGACGTCCTGGTCATGGACTGCGATAATTCACATACGGAAAATCCTGCTGAATGGATGACCATGGAGAAATTCCTGGCCATGATGCCGGAGGTTTCCATGGCTATCGTCCCATCACGGAATCACATGAAGCCTAAAGACGGGAAGTGTGCCAGGCCGCGCTTCCACGTCTATTTTCGGGATTCCCGAGATTACAGATGAACCGTGCTATACGGAGCTGAAGCGGGCTGTTTATCACGCATATCCTTTTTTCGACGAAGCGGCTCTTGATGCAGGCCCGTTTCATCTATGGCTGTCCGGCTGAGAAGGTGCTGTGGCAGGATGGGAAAATGACAATCGACCAGGTGCTGAAGGCCCGGGAAGCCGGGACACACAGCATTCCCCAGGGACAGCGCAATAATACCATGAGCCGCTTTGCCGGCCGGGTCATCAAACGGTACGGAGCAACAGAGCGGGCCTACTCCTATTTTCCTTGAAGAGGCCGAAAAATGCGACCCTCCGCTTGCTGATGCAGAACTCACTAAAATCTGGCAGAGCGCTGTGCGCTTTGGTGAAAAGATTGCCAGGCAGGATGGGTACGTCAGCCCGGAACAGTACAATAACGATTTTGGAACCAAGGAAAGTTTAAAGCCGGAGGACTACACTGACATCGGCCAAGCGAAAGTACTAGTGCGGGAATATGGCAATGAACTGAAATATACACCAGCAACCGGGTATCTCCGCTATGACGGGAAGCGCTGGATTGAATCCAAATCTCAAGCCATCGGTGCCGCAGAAGAATTTTTGGATTTGCAGCTTAATGATGCAAAAGACAATAAAGATAAAACCATGAAAGCTCTATTGGAAACTGGAATTAATGAAGCCGCCATTCGTAAAGGCGGCAGCGCTTTGGAAAAACTTATTGATAACAGTGTGAGACCTATTTATTACGAGTATCTTGGTGCTGTCAGCTATGAGAAATTTGTCTTAAAGCGCCGGGATATAAAGTATATCCTGACCGCACTGACGGCAGCAATGCCCGTGATTGAAATACCGTATGATTCTTTGGACAGTGACCCATTTCTCTTAAACTGCCCTGATGGTACCTATGACCTGCGGCAAGGAATCAGAAACCGGTATGAACATAGAGCGGAGGATTTGCTTACCAAAATGACTGCGGCTGCGCCCGGTGACGAAGGTAAAAAGCTCTGGCTGGATTCGCTCAATCAGACATTCCAGGGTAACCAGGAACTCATTGATTATGTCCAGATGATTACAGGTCTGGCTGCCATTGGCCAGGTAGAACTGGAGGCGATGATTATTTCCTATGGTGAAGGTGCCAACGGCAAGTCCACATTCTGGAATACAGTCGCCGGAGTCCTGGGAAGCTACAGCGGTACTCTTTCCGCTGATGCTCTGACAGCAAACTGCAAGCGTAACGTGAAACCGGAACTGGCAGAAGCCAAAGGTAAACGGCTCCTCATCGCAGCTGAACTGGAAGAGGGAATGCGGCTTTCTACATCCATTGTCAAGCAGCTTTGTTCTACGGACAAAATTTCGGCCGAGAAAAAGTACAAGGACCCATCTGACTTTACGCCTTCTCATACCCTTGTCCTTTATACAAATCACCTGCCCAGGGTCGGTGCGATGGACGCAGGAATCTGGCGACGGCTTATTGTCATCCCCTTTACCGCAACAATCAGCAAGAAAAGGGATATCAAAAACTATGCAGGCTATCTGATGAGTCATGCGGCACCATATGTTCTCAAATGGGTGATGGAAGGTGCGGAAAAAGCTATTCAGTGCAGCTTCACTTTCCCACAGCCTGCGTGTGTAAAAGAAGCAGTCCAGCAGTACCGGAATGATAATGACTGGATGACACACTTTCTTGATGAGTGCTGTGATGTTTCTCCATCTTTGCATGAAAAATCAGGAAAACTGTATGAGGAATACCGCAGCTTTTGCCAGCGGAATGGAGACTTTGCCCGCAGTTCCATCGAGTTCACAAAGACTCTGGAACAAAGAGGGTTCATAAGAAAGAGGAAAAAGGATGGACGCTTCATCATCGGCTTGCAGCTTAGGATTACAGACTTCTTAGATTAAAATGGTGTCGTCAAATGACGTCTCTCACTAAAACCCCCTTTAGGGCTGAAAATATGACAAAAATCATATATAGAGAGGTTTAGTTCAGCCCCGTCATTTGACGGCACTCGAAAGGAAAATAAAATGACGTTTTATACCTTTATGATGAGAAAATATTCAAATGCTGAAGGCGGCAAACATGATTTTGCCATGGATATGAAAAAGGACAAGAAAGACTTCCCGAAGAATCCGCCACATAAATTGGATGGATGGTATCGCATCATCAAGAGCTATCTCTTAAAGCAAGGAGCCTGTACTGGCTGTATGCAGGTGTTTGAAGAATGCTGGAAGGAGTATGTAGTATGCGTGAAAAGGAAATCGAGCAGAAATTGGTGAAGGAAACGAGGCGGTGCAGAGGACTGGCGGTAAAGTTCGTTTCTCCGGGGTACGCGGGCATGCCGGACCGGCTGCTGCTGTTGCCGGATGGGAAAATGGCCTTTGTAGAAGTAAAGGCGCTGGGACGGAAACCGCGGCCGCTGCAGCTGAAGCGTCATGCCATGCTGCGGAAACTGGGCTTTCAGGTATTCGTCCTGGATGCCGTTACGGAGATTCCAGGAGTGCTGGAAACAATCGCCCACGCACCTGATGAGAAAGGAGGTGATGCCACATGAGGTTCATACCACATGACTACCAGAAATATGCCATTGACTTTATCAAGCAGCATAAAATCTCCGCCGTCTTTCTTGATATGGGCCTTGGCTGAGGGCAAAACGGTGACGACGCTGACGGCCATCCGTGACCTCATGTATGATACCTTTGAAGTTAAGCGGGTGCTGGTGGTAGCTCCGCTGCGGGTGGCGAGAGACACCTGGCCGGATGAACTCAGGAAGTGGAATCACCTGAAAGAGCTGACCTGCAGTGTGGTCGTGGGAACCGTGGCAGAACGGCGGCGGGCTTTGCAGCAGGATGCGGATATCTATATCGTGAACCGCGAGAACCTGGCCTGGCTCTATGAGAACAGCCGCCTGGATTTCGATATGGTCGTCCTGGACGAGCTGTCGAGTTTCAAGAACCACCAGTCGAAGCGGTTCCGTGCCATGAAGGCCCTGCGTCCTAAAGTGAAACGCATCGTCGGCCTTACAGGGACGCCCAGCGGCAATGGCTTGATGGACCTCTGGGCTGAGTTCCGCATCCTGGATATGGGAGAGCGGCTGGGAAGATATATCAGCCAGTACCGGAACCTCTACTTCCAGCCGGACAAACGCAACGGCATGGTGGTGTATTCCTACAAGCCACTGCCGGGAGCGGAAGAAGCCATCTATCACCAGATTGCCGACATCACTGTGTCCATGAAGGCAACAGATTATCTGGAGATGCCGGAACTGGTGAGCGTAGCGAAGGAAGTCAGACTGAGTGAAAAGGAGAAGGAACGGTATGACGAACTGAAGAAGTCCCTGGTACTGGAGCTTCCAGGCGGCGAGGTCACCTCTGCCAATGCCGCGTCGCTTACCCTGAAGCTTTCGCAGATGGCGAATGGCGCAATTTATACCGATGGCAAGGACGTAGCGGCCATCCATGACCGGAAGCTGGATGCCCTGGAAGACCTGGTGGAAAGTGCCAACGGGAAGTCTGTCCTGGTGGCGTACTGGTTCAAGCACGATAAGGACCGCATCCGGGAGCGGATGGAAGCCAGGGAACTGAAGGAGCCGCAGGATTTCGCCGACTGGAACGCAGGAAAGATTCCTGTGGCCCTCATCCATCCAGCTTCTGCCGGACACGGCCTGAACCTGCAGCAAGGCGGTTCCATCCTGATCTGGTTCGGCCTGACCTGGAGCCTGGAGCTGTACCAGCAGACCAACGCCCGGCTCTGGCGGCAGGGGCAGGCGGACAAGACGGTCATCATACAGCACATCGTAGCCAAGGACACGATTGACGAACGCATCCTGAACGTCTTGAAACACAAAGACGGAACCCAGGCCGCACTGATTGAAGCCGTAAAGGCTGACCTGGGCATGACGGAAACAGAAAATGGGGGTATACTATGAAACAGGAAACAGAAGGAGAAGAAAAGCGTATGGAAGCCAAGGCGTACCTGGAACAGGCACGGAACATCAACATACAGATAGACAGCAAGCTGGAGCAGGTATCGTCTTTGCGGCAGCTGGCTATCAAGGCGTCATCGACACTCAGCCCGGTGCCGCCAAGCGGGACACCCAATCCGCACCGTCTGGAAGAAACCATCGCCCGTATGATGGATATGGAACAGGAAGTGGATGAAGCCATCGACGGCCTGATCGAACTCAAGGCAGACATCATGCAGGCCATCAGCCGAGTGCCAGATGCCCGGGAACGGGTCGTCTTGGAACTCCGCTATTTGGCCTTTAAAGACTGGGCATCCATTGCCGATACTCTCGGACTTCATATCCGCCAGGTGTATCGGCTGCATGACGAAGCCCTGAAACACATCGAGATTCCTGGCGAATGTCACTGAATGTCACTAAAGCAGCACTTGATGTCACAGGCTTCTGTAAGATATACTATAATCAGCAAGAAAAGAATGAAGGACCGAGGCTTGAACGCCATCGGTCCTTTTTTGATGCCGGAGATGATGTAAATGCCCAGAAGACCGAAGACGCCCTGCAAATATCCGGGCTGCCCCAGGCTGGTGCCGTATGGAAGAAAATATTGTGAGGAACATGAACGGCAGTACCAGGGCGACCGGGCTGATGCAGAAACACGTGGTTACGGATGGGAGTGGCAGAAGGCCAGGAAGTTCTTCCTGAAACGTCATCCCTGGTGTGTCCGATGCAAAAAGAAAGGACGGCTCGTCCCGGCAACGGTCGTGGATCATATCAAGCCGCATCGCGGCGACCCGGACTTGTTCTGGGATGAGAAGAACTGGCAGCCCCTTTGCAAGAGCTGCCATGACCATAAGACGATGACTGAAGACCGGGACATCGAGTACAAGTACTGAATCCGTCCGTAGGGCGGGGGGGATGCAAATCTCTGCAGCCCTTCCGTCCATGACCGCCGCCCCCTCAAACGTGAAAAAACGCGAAATTCATAAGGGGGGATACCCGGCATCTAAAATCGAATCATCTGCTCCAGGCTATTTGGCCCGGAGCTTTTTTGTTGTGTGAAAGGAGCCTGTCATGAACGACTGCCAGCGTCGGCAGATAGAAGCCATGCGGAAGCAGGGGATGGGCTACAAAGCCATCGCCAGGAAGACCAAGCTGTCACGGGACAGCGTACGGAATTATTGCAGGTGGCACCACCTCGCCGGTTACGGCAGAGCGGTGGCGGCTGCCTTCAGAGAGGAGCAAGCGTGTGAAGACATCGGATATGGAATGGAAGATGCTGCCCATCGGCCAGCTGAAGCCTGCGGCATATAACCCCAGGAAGCAGCTGAAGCCTGGCGACAAGGAATACGAGAAAATCAAGAAGTCCATCGAGGAGTTCGGCTATGTAGAACCCGATCATCGTCAACTACGACATGACGGTCATCGGCGGGCATCAGCGCCTGACCGTACTGAAGAACCTGGGCTACGAAGAAGTCCAGTGTGTCGTTGTCCATATCGAGGATGAGCATAAGGTCAAGGCGCTCAACATCGCACTCAACAAGATCACAGGGTGCCTGGAACGAACAGCTCCTGGCCGACCTTATCGTCGATTTGCAGAGCGTCGACTTCAACGTCGACCTGACGGGCTTTGAAGCACCGGAAGTCGAGCAGCTCTTCTCGAAAGTGTACAACAAGAAAATCAAGGAAGATGACTTCGATGTCGACGGCGAACTGGCAAAGCCGACTATCGCCAGGACGGGAGATATCTGGTTCCTGGGTGACCACCGCGTCATCTGTGGCGATGCGACGCTGCCAGGAAACCTATGAACGGCTGATGGCGGGGAAGAAGGCCAATATGGTGCTGACGGATCCGCCGTATAACGTCGATGTGGAAGAAACGGCCGGCAAGATCAAGAACGACAATATGCCGGATGACAAGTTCTACCAGTTCCTTTTCGCGGCCTTCGTCAACATGGAGCAGAACATGGAGCAGGATGCTTCCATCTATGTATTCCACGCTGATACCCAGGGGCTGAACTTCCGCAAGGCATTCAAGGATGCAGGGATTCTACCTGTCTGGCTGCTGCATCTGGAAGAAGAACGCCCTGGTACTGGGGCGTAGCCCGTATCAATGGCAGCATGAGCCGTGCCTTTTTGGCTGGAAGCTGAACGGGAAGGCATCCAGTGGTATTCCGACCGCAAACAGACGACCATCTGGGAATACGACCGGCCGAAAGCCAGCAAAGAGCATCCCACCATGAAGCCTATAGCCTCTGATGGCGTACCCTATACAGAATTCATCCATGAGCCACTGCATCATCCTGGACCCGTTCCTCGGTTCCGGTTCTACGCTCATGGCCTGCCAGCAGACGGGCCGCATCTGTTACGGCATCGAGCTGGACGAGAAGTTCGTCGACGTCATCGTCAGGCGCTACATCAGTGAATATAGGGGACGCGGGTGTGTTTGTCCTGCGCGGGAGATGAGAAAATCCCGTATGCGGAGGTGGCAGATGATGGAACAGATTAAGCTGGGCAGCCTGTTCTCCGGGAGCGGCGGCTTTGAACTGGGCGCCATCCTGGCGGGCATCCGTCCTGTATGGAACTCGGAAATCGAGCCGTTCCCCATCCGCGTGACGACGAGACGGCTGCCATCTGTGAAGCATTACGGTGATGTGAGTGCCATAAACGGCGCACAAATCGAGCCGGTAGACATCATTACCTTCGGCAGTCCCTGCCAGGATATGTCGATTGCCGGAAAAAGGGATGGCCTTGGCGGTTCGCAGTCCTCGCTGTTCTATCAGGCAGTGCGCATCGTGAAGGAAATGAGGGAAGAAACGAATGGACAATATCCAAGATATATCGTGTGGGAGAATGTCCCTGGGGCTTTCTCCAGCAACAAGGGAGAGGACTTCCGGACGGTCCTTGAAGAAATCTGCCGCATCAAAGACCCTGCGGTTTCAGTGGCTGGCTGTGCCAGATGGCAGCCTGCGGGATGCATCCTGGGAAACGGGTACTCTGTGGCCTGGCGCGTCCTCGATGCCCAATACTGGGGCGTCCCCCAGCGAAGAAAGCGCATCTACCTTGTCGCAGATTTTGATGGACAAAGTGCCGGAAAGGTTCTATTTGAGTCCGAGGGCCTGTCAGGGGATTCTGCGCAGGGCTTCCGAGCATGGCAGGGTGCTGCCGGAGGTCTTGCGCCTGGCCCTGGAACGGCAGGCACAATCTGCCTGAATGACCAGGGCGGTATCCGCATGGATGTGACGGAAGAGCGGACGAATACGCTGCGGGCAGAAGTCCATCATCCTCCGGTCATCGTCAATCTGCCGGGGCCGGTGTTTGAGAACCATGGAGCCGATGCCCGGTACAAGGGGCCTCTTTCCGTGAATCCGTCGCTGACGGCCCGGTACGGGACTGGCGGCAATAACCAGCCACTGGTGCTTCAAGGCGGTGCTGACGGAACACGGAGGACCTACGATGTGCGCCAGACGTCAGATGGCACCCGCAATATGCGCAACCATGTCTATGAGAGCGATACCTGCCGGACTGTCGACCGTTCGGGGAAATGTGCCGGGGAGCAATCAGGGCGGCATCGCCGTGGTGGAGCAGACCTACAGCGCCAGCAAGAATTCCCACTTTACACGGGCAGCGAAGGAAGTGGCCAGCTCCCTGATAGCTACAGATTATAAAGATCCGCCGCTCATCAACAGCCATGCTCGTGTCCGCCGACTGATGCCGGCAGAATGTGCAAGGCTCCAGGGATTCCCGGACTGGTGGTGCAGCCATCTGGAAACAGGGAACCCGTCTGAAGAAGACATCCGCTTTTGGAGCGATGTCTTTGAGACCCATCGGAAAGCCCTGGGGAAAAAGACAAAGCCCAAGACCCGGAACCAGATTATCAAATGGCTGAAGGAACCGTACCGGGATTCTGCGGAATACAAGATGTGGGGCAACGGTGTCGCCCTTCCCTGCGTGTATTTCGTCTTGGCCGGCATTGCCTGCTTCTTTGAGAAAAAGATGCAAAAATGATTTGCTATTATCGGCGTTCAGAGTGATATATGTACTAGCAAAACAAGGAGGTACATAGACCATGACAATCCAGACGAACCTGAACGACCGCAAGAAACTGGCTAGAAGGCTGATTCCATTCAACCATAACGAAAAGCTCCGCTATACGGGGACGCCGGCCTTTGCCTACGAAGGGCGGGGGTTCCGCATCCTTCGCAGCGGCGATATCGAATGCGATGATGAAAAGACAGAAGCTGCCATCACGGCTTTCCTGCAGGAAGCAGGCATCCTTCCGCAGCCGGAACCGGCAGAAGGAACGGAACCCGAAGTACCGCAAGAGCCGCTGGAGCAGGATGAAACGCCAGGATTCGGACGCACTGCCGCATCCGGACAGGATGGAAATCAAGGTCCCCATTGATGGCATGGACGGTGCGCAGCTCCGCAACCTGGTCTTCATGCTCCACGCCCAGCAGTACCTGCTGAACCGGGCGGCAGGACATGAAAACATCCATGTGCCGGACAGGCTGGTGGAAGACCTTGAAAGAAGAACCTGGTACCGACCAGACTTCCTTCTTTGCCATCTATCAGAACTATCGCAAGGAAGGGCGGGGCTTCTGGATTGCGGCAGATACGGTGACATTCTGCCTTGCCGCAACCGGCAATGCCGTGAAGAACCGCGCCCTGATTGAACTAGCGGCCTTCATGGTCAGCGCAGCGAAAAAAGGCGAAACGGGTTCAGGCCTGACACACGGAAGCCTGAAAACGAGAAGTACTACCTGCGGATGTGGCTCCTGCGCATCGGCATGGGGAACCAAGGCCAGCCACGAATCGCGCATGGCCCTGCTGAAAGGCCTGAACGGATGGAGCGCCTTCCGCACGGAAGAAGAAGCCATGGCTCATGCCAGAAAGCAGAAGGAACGCCGGCATCAGAACCCATAAATTTTCGATTTAATTCATAATTATTCTCAAAATGACTTGCTATTGTGTGCCTTTAGAGTGATATATAGTGTACCGAAAAGAACACACGCACACATAGAAAGGACAGAGAGGATTATGAAAACACTGCACTTTGGCATCGAAATGGAAATGACAGGGATTACGAGAAGCCGGGCCGCCAGCCTCATGGCCGCTTCTTCGGGACGGAAAGCCGGCACGAAGGCGGAGCCTACGATACCTACACCGCAAGGGATGAACAGGGACGGAAATGGAAAGCCATGAACGACTCCAGCCTGATTCCTCAGAAGAAGGTGAACGGCAACATTACAGACGCTTCCAGCTTCTACCGTACAGAAGTGGTCAGTCCCATCCTTTCCTACGAAGACATCCCGAAGCTGCAGGAACTGGTGCGGATGCTCCGCAAGGCCGGGGCCTTTGCCAATAAGTCCTGCGGCATCCACATCCATGTCGGGGCCGAACGCTTCACGGCAAAGACACTGCGGAACCTGGTGAACATTATGGCGAGCAAGGAAGACATGATTTACCGCGCCCTTCAGATCAACCCTTCGCGGGAAAGCCGGTACTGCCGGAAAACGAACACCACCTTCCTGAAGGACCTCAACCGGAAAAAGCCGGACACGCTGGACGGCATCGCCGACCTCTGGTATCAGGAAGCCCCTTACGGACGGAACCATCATTACAACAGCACCCGCTACCACGGGCTGAACCTGCATGCGACCTTCACCAAAGGGACCGTCGAGTTCCGGCTTTTCAACGGGACGCTCCACGCCGGGGAAATCAAGGCATACATCCAGCTCTGCCTGGCCGTCGCCCATCAGGCCCTCACGCAGAAGAAGGCCTCGGCCCGGAAGACTGAAACGGACAATGAGAAATACGCTTTCCGGTGCTGGATGCTCCGCCTCGGGCTCATCGGCGACGAATTCAAGACCTGCCGGCTCCACTTCCTCAAACACCTCACAGGCAATTCCGCATGGCGCAATGCCGCCGCTTGAAGGAGATAGCCTTACGGGCAGCTTCGGCTGCCCTTGGGGTGGTAGAAGGGCATTCCCTTCAGAAAGGATGAGAGCGATGAAACAAAGAATCTACATTGCCTACGGCAGCAACATGAGTGGAGTACAGATGGCAAGACGGTGTCCTGACGCCGTTCTTGCAGGAACGGGCCGTATCCGGGGCTATGAACTTCTCTTCAAAGGTTCCCTGACAGGATGTTACGCCACAATCGAGAAGAGGGCGGATGCCTTCGTGCCGGTTGTTTTCTGGCACATTTCTCCGGCGGATGAACGGCGGCTCGATGCCTATGAAGGTTTCCCGCGGTTCTATTACAAAAAAGAAGTGGATGTGGAAACAGATGACGGCATCATCAGCGGTCTTGTGTACATCATGCACGAAGACCGGCGGTTCGGCATCCCAGAGGACTGGTACTACCAGAACATGGAACGGGATTACCGTAAATTCGGTTTCGACCTGTCCGTCCTGCGGGCTGGTCTGCGGCACAGCCGGGAACGGATGGAAGGGACGCGGGTGCGGCTTATCGCCATGGATGACAGGCAGGCACCGCCCCGGGGAACTGAAGGCACCGTCCAGTTCGTCGATGATGCCGGAACCATCCATGTGCAGTGGGATACGGGCAGCAGTCTTGGGCTGATACCCGGAACCGACGAATGGGAACTAGTCAAATAAAATGCATAAATAACCGAAAAAATGACTTGCTATTATGTGCCCTTAGAGTGATATATATACATGACGAAGGGGACAATCCCCAAAGGAAAAAGCACATGAAAGCGAGGACATTAAAATGAGAACAATCATTACACTGGATGGAAAGAAAATCAACAAGAACGCAGCCTGCGAAATGTTTGGAAAGGAAGATATGGACAAACGGATTAAGGAAGCCAAAGAAGTCTTTTTCGAAGACCCAAATGAAGAATGCAGCTGGTGGATGGAAATCGGGATGCTGACCATCAAATTCCGGTAACACCGGACAATGAGGGGCCAATAAAAGGCCCCTTTTCTCGCAAGAAAAAAGAGTACCCAGTCGGGACACGGGTGGAACTGGTGCGTATGGACGACCCTCACGCGCCTCCTGTGGGCAATGCCACTTAGTTAAGAAAAAATCCGAAAGCACATGTCATTTTGATGTGTGCTTTTTTCTTGCCTATTTTTTCTCCTGTTAACAATAAACCTATTTTTTTCAAAAAAGACTTGACAAATTCAAAAAAAAAATTGCGGCCTCCGGCCAGTTAGAAGAGAAATCTTCAATTGTTAACACAGGAGGCCTTAGCCATGAATTTTGCCAAACGAATCAAGAGGAGTTTATTAAGACATGTTGCATATGTTATTGAGCATTCCGCCGAGTTTGCCATATCACCCAAATATTTCAGAAGGATCCGTAAATGGCCGCTTCGACTCATCCTTATTATCCTTTTTAACATGCAGCACGAGGACTTGGCAGATGCGCTTCTGCAAAGCCTTCCAATGAATGAACGTCTTAAATCGTCAGATGTCTCTGCCTTCATTCAGCAGCGGAGTCATCTTAAGCCGGAGGCTCTGCGCTATATTTTCGACCACGTGCTTGCGGATATCTGCCGAATGGGAACCCAAAAGACATACCATGGCTATTTTCTTGTGGCCGGTGATGGTTCAGATATCTCCATGCCCACAGAAGTCATCCCCTCTGCTGTCAACGAAAAAGCCAGCCGCAAAGTACAACATCACATGGAACATCTAAATGCTCTTTATGATGTGAAAAATGAACGTTATGTGGCTTTCAGTACACTTCCCAAGCTTGAATGCAAAGAACGAGATGAACTGCTTGATCTGGCTGATGCGCTGGCCAATCAGGAAAATCTGCCCTATAAACCGGAGAACACCATTCTTATCTGTGATCGTGGTTACGAGGGATGCCATGTATTTGCCTGCCTTGTCAAATCCGGATACCATTTTGTAATTAGGGCCAAAGGACCTAAAAGCAACGGTATTCTGAAGGGCTTGAATTTCGAAGATATCCCGGAAAAATCCGGTACAGATACTACGGTAAGGCTCAAGGTCAGGAGAAATAAGGATGGTATCTACAAGCATACAGTAAGCAAAGGCTGGAACTCAGATACCGACATGATTTTATCCCTCCGGGTCGTGATTAAAGAGCTGCCAAACGGAGATTTTGAGTATCTTTTCACAAATCTTCCTCAGGATAAATTTTCTGCCGGTCAGATTGCTCATATTTATCGGATTCGATGGAATATTGAAACTTCGTTCCGCTACTTGAAATATGGCATCGGAGGCCTTGTGTTTCATGCCAAGGCCCTAAGGAACCAGCTGATGGAACTGTATGCCTCCATGGCTCTGTATAACTGTATTGCAGCTATCATTAACCATATTGAAGTTCCCAGGAACGGAAGAAAGTACAGATATAAAATCAACTTTAATGCCGCAGTACGTCCCTGCACAGATTACCTTCTCTTTTCTGATGAGAACCACGCCGGAGAGCTGGAAGAGTTCTTAAAGAAAAGGCTTGTACCTATTCAGCCCAATAGAAAGTTCAAGAGGAAACGCCTCCCCAAAAAGCGGGGGAAGGGGTTTCATAACAGAGTATAAATAAAAGCTCACGACAAATCATATGGATTGTAAACTGAAGAAAAAATAACCTCCAAATCAAGGGTCTGAAAAAAATCAGAAATTGTCTTGTCGATTTAGCATGTCCCAAATTACAGCTAGCGATTTCATGGGAAATTAACTCATGTGTTAGAAACTATCAATATGGAGAAAAGGCAATCGTTAACAATGATATTTGACTCAATTTTGTTGATCTTCCTCAACTTGTTCCTTAACTAAGTAGCATTGCTCCTGTGGGTACACGGGGCACGGTAACGGGAGTGGATGACATAACGTCTATCCTCGTGAACTGGGACAGCGGCAGCCGCCTGAACGTTCTTTTTGGGGAAGATGAGGTACGGAAAGTGTAGCGGATGTTTTGGAAGCATCACTTGACTTTATTCCTTTTATGATATAATATGAATATATCAAGAAAGGAATAATCTCAATGGAAATTAAGTTTTATACCGACCGTAACGGGCAGGTTCCCGTGAGAGAATTTCTCGACGGGCTTGATGTAAAAATGCGACAGAAAATGCTCCGCTCCATCATGGCTTTGCAGGACATGGGAACCTCACTGCGGATGCCCTTGTCAGAGGCGTTGGGCGATGGAATTTTTGAATTGAGGGCAAAGGTAGGTACTAACATTACCCGTGTGATGTATTTCTTCGTTGTCGGGAATCGGGCAGTGTTGACCCACGGATTCATCAAGAAAACGCAAAAGACACCGGTTCGGGAACTGCAACGGGCAAAAGACATACGGGATGACTACTTGGAACGAGTCAAAGATTAGGGAGGTGAGTGTAATGGACGATTTTGATAAATATCTTGGTGAGCAGCTGAATGATCCCGAATTCAAGAAAGAATGGGACAGCAGTGAAATGGAATATCAGCTGATGATGATGGTGCTGAAAGCTAGAAACGAGCAAAACCTTACGCAGTCGGAACTGGCCGAGCGGACAGGCATCCGCCAGTCCAATATCAGCCGGATTGAAAAGGGGCAGGCATTACCCTCCATCCTCACGCTCAGCAAGATTGCCCACGGACTGGGCAAGGAACTGCAAATCAAATTTGTATAGCAGGAAAGGAACTTTCTGGATAGCGGAGAGTTCCTTTTTTGATGGAAGAAAGTATACAGGATTCTAACGATTAAAGACTTGCTATTCTGTGCGTCCAGAGTGATATATATGACGAAGGGGATAGGCCCCGAAGGAAAAAGCACACGAAAGCGAGGAAACGACGATGATAAAGAAAGCAAAAGACTACCGGCTTCCCGGAACGGCCATGATGGAAACACTGGAGATGAACTGGAGCTGCATCCTGCAATTCGGAAATAAGGTCCTGCTGGCAGGGCATTACTTCAGCAAGGGCAGGGATTACTGGTACGGTGCAGTTTATGGATTTACCACCAGAGACCATACCTGCGAAGGGGAAATCAGGCTGATGGCAGTCAGCGACGAACTGTTCGAAGACAATGGCCACGCCATTGAATGGGCCATGAAGCATTAAAAGAGAACCAGAGAGGACCGCAGATGCGGTCCTCTCTGCCGTACAGCCCGCAAGGGCTTTTTTTATTGGGAGGTGAGTGCCATTGGCTGTACGAGGAAGAAAACCGAAACCGACGGCGCTCAAGGTGCTGGAAGGAAATCCCGGCCATCGTCCCCTCAATAAGAAGGAACCCATGCCAAAGGGACGGCTCCCCTCGCTGTCCCGGAATGGCTGGAAGACGATGCCAAGAAAGGAATGGAAAGCGGCTGGGGAAAGTCCTCGCTGAGATGGGTATGCTGACCAATCTGGATATGATGGCCTTTGCCTGGCTACTGCCAGGCATACGCCCGGTGGAAAGGGGCGGAAGAGTTCATCACCCAGCATGGCGATATGGTGCGGACGCCCGAACGGCTACCTGCAGCAGGTGCCGCAGGTGTCTATCGCCCAGACTAACCTCAAGATCATGCTGAAATTCTGCGAGCAGTTCGGCCTGACGCCGTCTGCCCGGAGCCGCATGGTCGGGGAAGAAAACGGGGCAGAAAAAGAAACGGATGAAATGGAACTGCTGTTAAGGGGGGTGACAAGTTTGGCATTTGTGTATAAGCCGTCAGCGTTCATGCTGCCGGATTCCCATTATGATAAGGCAAAGGCGGACCGGGCCGTCGCTTTCATCGAGAATCTCTGTCATACCAAAGGAAAATGGGCCGGGAAAGCCTTTCCTGCTCCTGCCGTGGCAGGAACAGATTGTGCGTGATCTCTTCGGCATCGTCAAGGAAAACGGGAAACGGCAGTTCCTCACGGCTTATATAGAGATTCCAAAGAAGAACGGGAAACAGCTCGCACTGGATACACCCATTCCCACGCCGGAAGGATGGAAAACCATGGCCGATTTAAAAGTCGGCGACAGGGTCTTTGACGAGCAGGGAAAGCCCTGCCATGTTGTCGCCAAAAGCCCGGTAGATGATACCGAACAAGCCTATGAACTGGTTTTCCGGGATGGAGGACGGATTGTGGCCGGTGAACGTCATCTGTGGGATGTGGAATATACCCATGGAAAGACGCGGGAAAAGCAATGGACAACCGGCGAGATTTACCGCCGCACGAAACAGTACAGGGAAAAATTCAAAGATAACCGCTCGCTTATCCGGATTCCCGTCAACCAGCTATTACACCTTCCGGAAAGGAACCTTCCGTTAGATCCTTATTTATATGGCTACTGGTTGGGAAACGGTTCTGCAACAAAACCGGAAATCACGGTGCGTGACAGTGATGTGGAAGACCTGATTCCGCTGATTCCGTACCCGCTGCATAACCGCTATCCACAGACCTGCGGCGGCAGCGAAATCCTGGTGTATAAGGCATTGAAATCTATCCTGGTGAAAAACTTCCGGGATAAGGTCATCCGGCCGGAATACCTCAGGGCTTCCGAAACGCAGCGATGGGCCTTGCTGCAGGGACTGATGGATTCCGATGGCTGCATCGGAACACGGAAAGGGCAGGGCGTATACGTCAGCACCATTCAAGAATTAGTAGAATCAGTGCAGGAACTGTTGTGGAGCCTTGGCATCAAGAACGCCATGACGTCATGCCCTTCGACCCGCTATGGGAAACCGACAGGCGAGACATTGTATCAGATACGGTTCACCGCCTTTACGGATCAGCCGGTCAGCAAACTTCATAGAAAAAGCATCCGCAGACGGGAACGCGAAAAAAAGACGCGTTCCTGTTTTCATTATCTGGAAGAAATCAAGCCGCTGGATGATAAGGTTCCCATGCAGTGCATCCAGGTGGACAGCCCGAGCCATTGCTATCTGGCGGGGCGGACGATGGTGAAGACGCATAACAGCGAGCTGGCAGCGGCCATCGCACTCTACCTTCTCTACGCCGATAACGAACCGAGCGCCGAAGTGTACGGCGCGGCCTGTGACCGAAACCAGGCGTCCATCGTCTTTGATGTGGCACGGCAGATGGTCGAGATGAGTCCTGCCCTGATGCGCCGCTCCAAAATTCGGACGGCAGGGAAGCGCATCATCAATTACCGTAATGCCGGTTTTTACCAGGTGCTGTCGGCAGAAACCGGGACCAAGCACGGCCTCAATGTGTCGGGCCTGGTCTTTGACGAAATCCATGCCCAGCCGAACCGCAAGCTCTATGATGTCCTGACCAAAGGCTCCGGCGATGCCCGGGAACAGCCGCTCTTTTTCATCATCACCACGGCAGGCAACGATAAGAACAGCATCTGCTATGAACTGCACACGAAAGCCCTTGACCTGATGGCAGGACGGAAGAAGGACTACACCTTTTACCCCGTTGTCTATGGTCTGGAAGGGGAAGCGGACTGGACGGACGAAGCCAACTGGTACAAAGCGAATCCTTCCCTTGGCCATACCATCCAGATTGACCGCGTCCGGGAAGCATATCAGAACGCCGTCGAGAATCCTGCCGAAGAAAATGTTTTCAAGCAGCTGCGGCTCAACATCTGGACCAGTGCCAGCATCCGCTGGATTCCGGAGCAGGTCTACGATAAGGGCAATCTCCCCATTGACCGCGATGCCCTTCGGGGGCGGCTGTGTTACGGCGGACTTGACCTTTCCAGTACCTCAGACATTACGGCCCTGGTCCTGGCTTTCCCGCCACGGACGGAAGAAGAAAAATATATCTTGCTGCCTTTTTTCTGGCTGCCGGAAGACACCCTGGAACTGCGCTGCCGGCGCGACCATGTCCTCTATGACGTCTGGCAGAATCAGAGCTTCATCCAGACGACGGAAGGGAACGTCATCCATTACGGCTTCATCGAGAAGTTCATCGAACGCCTGGGGGGAACGTACCACATCCGGGAAATCGCCTACGACCGCTGGAATGCCACCCAGATGGTGCAGAACCTGGAAGATATGGGCTTCACCATGGTGCCGTTCGGCCAGGGGTTCAAGGATATGTCGCCGCCGTCGAAGGAGCTGTTCAAGCTCCTGATGGAAGGGAACATCATCCATGGCGGCAATCCCGTCCTCAAATGGATGGCCGGCAACGTCGTCATGCGCCAAGACCCTGCGGGGAACATCAAGCCGGACAAAGAAAAATCCGTCGAAAAGATCGACGGAATCGTGGCGTCCATCATGGCACTGGACCGCTGCATCCGCAACAGGACAGGCAACGGCAGTGTCTATGATGAACGGGGCGTTATTTCCTTTTAGAATAAATCACTGTGACTTCCCGTACGGGTCAGCGTCAACGTTAGAATGTCGGTCTCGACTTTGTAAATCAGCAACCAATCCGGCAGAATATGACATTCACGGAAACCAGCGTAGTCTCCCGACAGGGCATGATCCCGATACTTGGCAGGAAGCAATTGCTCCATCACAAGACAGTCAAGTACTTCCTGAAAAAGCTCCGGGGTATGCCCAGGCTGCTTGATTACCCGCTTGTAATCCTTGCGGAATTGTTTGCGGAAGCGGATCTTAAGCATTCAGGGCCTCCATGACATCTTCAACAGAATCATAAGTCTTGCTGAGATTGCGATGATGATTTACATCGTCAACAGCTCTTAAGGTCTCTAGCTCATTAGGAGAAATACGCAAATCGAACGGGATACCGCCATAGCGGACAACGGTGCGTAGGAACATATTGATTGCTGTAGAAGTCGGGATACCCAAATCCGCAAAAATAGTTTCTGCCTGATGCTTTAAATCTGCATCGACACGAAGATTCAGCGTTTTTGTATCAGCCATATGAATCAACTCCTTTTATTGATATTATAAAGCTAAATGAGGAAAATGTAAAGTAATTTACTTTACAATATAAGGACGGAGATATTATGCAAATCCCATTTTTATCCAGCCTGTTCCGTACCAGGGACAAGCCTCAGAACCATTACATCGGCACGGATTTCCACTATCTCTTTGGACCGTCAACGAGCGGTAAGTCAGTGAACGAGTTTACGGCCATGCAGACAACGGCGGTGTATGCCTGTGTCCGCATCCTGTCAGAAACGCTAGCAGCCCTGCCACTCCAGCTGTACCGTTACACGCCCGGCGGCAAGGAGCGGGTCTATGACCATCCGCTGTACCATCTGCTTCATGATGAGCCGAACCCGGAGATGACATCGTTCATCTTTCGGGAAACGCTCATGAGCCATCTGCTCATCTGGGGCAATGCTTACGCCCAGATCATCCGCGACCGATTAGGGCGGGTACAGGGACTATACCCGCTCAGGCCGGACAAGATGACCGTCTGCCGGGATGATCGGGGACGGATTTTTTATCTGTACACCAAGACGGGAGACGAGAATCCGAACATCAAGCCGTACGGGCAGGTGGCCCTGCAGAAGGAAGAAGTACTGCATATCCCCGGCCTTGGCTTTGACGGCCTGGTCGGTTATTCGCCGATTGCCATGGCCCGCAACGCCGTGGGCATGACCATGGCCTGCGAGGAATACGGTGCCTCTTTCTTTGCCAACGGGGCCAGTCCCAGCGGGGTACTGGAACATCCAGGCGTTCTGAAGGACCCGGCCAAAGTCCGGGACTCCTGGAATGCCGTCTACCGGGGGACGGGAAATGCCCACAAGGTGGCTGTGCTGGAAGAAGGCATGAAGTACCAGCAGATCGGCATCCCGCCGGAAGAAGCACAGTTCCTGGAAACGCGGAAGTTCCAGCTCGATGAGAATCGCAAGGCTCTACCGTATCCCGCCGCACATGATTGGCGACCTGGAGAAAAGTTCCTTCAATAACATAGAGCAGCAGTCCATGGAATTTGTGAAGTATACTCTGGACCCCTGGGTCATCCGCTGGGAGCAGGCCATGCAGAAAGCCTGTTCCTGCCGGAAGAGAAGAAGCAGTATTTCCTCAAGTTCAACGTGAACGGCCTGATGCGCGGCGACTATGAGAGCCGCATGACCGGGTACAGCATCGGCCGGCAGAATGGCTGGCTGTCTGCCAATGATATCCGGGAGATGGAAGACATGAACCCTGTGCCGGATGAGGAAGGCGGCAATCTGTATCTTGTGAACGGCAGCATGACCAAACTCAAGGATGCCGGGGCCTTTTGCCAGAAGGGAGACACGAATGAAACATAAATTTTGGAAGTGGGTGACAAACGAAGCACCGGATTCCTTCGGCAGTGAACGCACCTCTACCTGGACGGCCAGATTTCTGACGAAACCTGGTGGGGCGATGAGGTGACACCGAAGGCGTTCAAGGATGAACTGAACGCAGGCAGCGGCGACATCACCCTCTGGATCAACAGCCCGGGCGGCGACTGCTTTGCCGCTGCCCAGATCTATAACATGCTCATGGATTATCCCGGGGAACGTCACCGTCAAGATTGACGGCCTGGCGCTTCGGCGGCGTCCGTCATCGCCATGGCCGGGACGAAGGTCTGTATGTCGCCAGTGGCCATGCTGATGATTCATAATCCGGCGACCCTGGCCTATGGCGACCAGGCAGAGATGGAAAAGACCATCGGCATGCTGAGCGAAGTCAAGGAGAGCATTATCAACGCCTACGAAATCAAGAGCGGCCTGGCCCGCACGAAGATTTCCCACATGATGGATGACGAGACCTGGCTCAACGCGAAGAAGGCTGTGGAACTTGGCTTTGCCGATGAAATCCTGTTCGACCAGAAGAAGGGAAATGAAGAACAGCCGGAAGCCATGCTCTACAGCCCGGCCACCGTCACCAGTTCCTTCGTACAAAAACTGAAACCACATGAACCTGTCAATAAAGTGCCAGCCGCTTCCCTGGAAAACCGGCTGGCATTGCTCATTCATTAAGGAGGACAACAATGGATACGATTTTAGCACTGCGTGAGAAACGCAAGAATCTGTGGGATGCCGCCAAGAATTTTCTGGATACCGTCCGTGATGAAAATGGCATGGTCTCTGCAGAAGATGCGGCTCGCTACGACAAGATGGAAGCGGATGTAGTAAATCTCGGCAAGGAAATCGACCGCCTGGAACGCCAGCAGCAGCTCGATGCCCAGCTGCCCAGCCGACAACGATACCGATTACTGAACTCCCTGGCGCAGGCCAGAATGGAGCAGAAAAGAAAGGCCGTGCGTCTGATGCCTATCGTAAGGCTTTCTGGGACAGCATCCGCCATAAGAACTTCATCGATGTACAGAACGCCCTGAGTGCAGGCACCGATGCTGATGGTGGCTATCTGGTACCGGACGAATTCGAACACCAGCTCATCGACAAGCTCCAGGAAGAGAATTTCTTCCGCGGCCTGGCCACGGTCATCCACACCAGCGGCGACCGCAAGATTCCCATCGTGACGGGTCATGGCGAAGCGTCCTGGATGGAAGAGAACGGCCTCTACCCGGACAGCCAGGATACCTTCGGCCAGCAGTCCATCGGGGCGTACAAGCTGGGGACGGCTATCCGTGTGTCGGAAGAACTGCTGAACGACAGCGCTTTCGACCTGGAAAGCTACATTGCCGGTGAATTTGCCCGCCGTATCGGCACGAAGGAAGAAGAAGCCTTCCTCACCGGTGACGGGAAGAACAAGCCGACTGGCGTGTTCCCGTCTGCGAAGTGGGCGTGACGGCCAATGGCGCTTCCATCACCTTTGATGATGTCATCGACCTGTATCACTCCCTGCGCATCCCGTACCGCCGCAAGGCCGTATGGCTCCTGAACGATGCGACCATCAAGGCCCTGCGCAAGGTGAAGGACAACAACGGCAACTACATCTGGCAGCCGTCTGTCACGGCAGGCACGCCGGATACCATCCTGAACCGTCCCTGCTACTGCACTTCCTTTGCACCGGAACTGGCGGCGGGCAGCCGTCCCATGCTCTTCGGGGACTTCAGCTACTACTGGATTGCCGATAGGGAATACCGCTCCTTCAAGCGGCTCAACGAACTGTATGCCGCCAACGGCCAGATCGGCTTCCTTGCCAGCCAGCGCGTCGATGGCATGCTGATGCTCAAGGAAGCGGTCAAGGCCCTGGAGATGAAAGCGAAGGGATAAGCCATGATTGTGACGCTGGAAGAAGCCAGGGAATACCTGCGGATTGATGAAGATGACACGAGTAATGATGACGTCATCCAGTCTTCCCTGGAAACAGCCCAGGCCCTCTGCCTGGATATATCCCGCTGCGAGGAAGCGGATGCCGAAGAGAATCCCGTCGTGTTCCATGAAGCCATCCTCTATGCTGCGGCTTTTTTGTATGAGCACCGGGAGGAAGCGGACTACGCAGGCCTTTTGAAACGTCTGCGCTGGCTGCTGTTCGGGGTCCGGCGGAGCTGTTTTTGAAAGGGGGATGCCCATGAAGACCGGGCTTTTGAACAAACGGATTGAAATCTGGGGAAGCAGGCGGTGACGGATGCATACGGCTTCGACACCCAGACCGACGTCGTGGTGTACCGCTGCTGGGCATCCATCGAGCCTGCCAGGGGCAAAGTGTTCTATGAGATGGAACGCAAGGCGGATACGGAGTACAGCAAGATTACCATCCGCTGGCGTCCGGGCGTCACTCATGACATGAAGGTGAAGTACCAGAATCACCTGTACGACATCGACTGCCATCGTGGACCCATACATGCGCCACGAAGCCCTGGAACTGTACTGTACGGAAGAAGTGAGGGGGACGGACAATGAGCGGAAGTGACTTTTGATGTCAAAGGATTGGATGATTTTTCAGAAAAACTGCTTTCTGCCATTGAAGAGTTTCCCGGCACTGCCGAAAAGGGCCTGGTGACGATTGGCAACAAGCTCAGGAAGGAGTGCGTGAAGAACACGCCGGAAGGCAGCACGGGCAAGCTGAAGAAAGGCTGGAAGCACAAGGTGGAAGGCTATAACGGCTCGGAGCTGACCTATGAACTGGTCAACAGGCATCCGGTCCATCACCTCTTGAATAACGGCCATGTCAAGAAAACGCCGGGCGGCAGGACCGTTGGCTATTATGAAGGCCAGCACTATACGGAGAAATCCGTCAAGCAGTTCGAAGCCAGCGACTTGCAGCCGGGACTGGAGAGACTCACGAAGAAGCTCCTCAAGAAAGCAGGCGGCACATGATCCATGACCTCGATATCCTGCAGGCGGTGCAGCAGAAACTCAAAGAGCGGTTCCCGTATCCCGTCTATCTGCAGGAAGTCAAGGAAGGCTTTGTGCCGCCGGCCTTCTTCCTGAAGACGATGACGGTAGTGACGCCGCAGAAAGAAAACGAGGTCTACCGGGATACGGACCTCTACATTACGTATCTGCCGAAGAAGCAGGAAAAAAGCACGGCCATCTACGCCGTGCTTTTTGCTGCGGAAAATTTATTCCGGGACGGACTGAAAGTCGGCGCCCGCTATCTCCCTGTCGTGTCTATGAGTGAGGAGCTGATGGGGACGGACAATGACGGCGGGCGTCTGACGCTGACCTTCCAGTACTATGATGCCCAGGAAAAAGAAGAAACGGCAGAAATCATGAAGGTATTGCATCAGCGGTACCAGGGAAAGGAGACGTAACCCATGAAAATGCCATCCATCAATATCGCGTTCAAAGAAAAAGGCATCAGTGCCATCGAACGCAGTGAACGCGGTATTGTCCTTCTGATTCTGAAAGAAGAGACACTGCCGTCCCAGACGGAAGTGAACCTGTATACGGCAGATGACATCCCCAAAGAACTCTCGGACAGCAACCGTGAGCAGCTGGAACTGACCCTTCGCGGTTACGTGAACAGCCCGAAGAAAGTCATCGCCGAAATCATCAGCAAGGACGCAGAAGATTATACCGATGTCCTCAAGGCCATCGAGAACAAGCGCTTCGATTACCTGGTCATCCCGGATATCGAAGAAAACCACATCGACACCATCGCCACCTGGATCAAGGGGATGCGGACGAATAAGAATAAGCGCATCAAGGCTGTCCTGCCGGACTGCACGGCGGATACGGAAGGAGTCATCAACTTCGTCAATCAAGTCATCCGCACGAAAACGAAGACCTACACGACAGCCCAGTACTGCGGGCGCATCGCGGGCATCATCGCAGGAACGCCGATGACCATTGCCTGTACGTATGCGCCGCTGCCGGAAGTCATCGGCTGCGATGTGTGGACGAAAGAAGAGATGGACACCATGGCCGGAGCGGGGAAGCTATTCTTCTTCTTTGACGGTGAGAAGGTGAAACTGGCCCGGGGCATCAATTCCCTGGTGACCACCGTCCAGGACAAGGGGACGAGCTTCCAGAAAATCAAGCTCGTGGACCTGATGGACATGATGCACGACGACATCCGCACGACGGCCCAGGACCATTACCTCGGGAAATATGCCAACAGCTATGCGAACCGCTGCCTCCTGGTGACAGCCATCCAGGGGTATCTTGACCAGCTGGCCCAGGAAGGGCTGCTGGAACAGGACCAGAACACAGCGTATATCGATGTGGAATCCACGAAGATATGGCTGGAGTCCAACGGCAAATACACCAAGGCGGAACTGGCAGACATGTCCGATATGGATATCAAGCTGGCCAATATCGGCAGCAATGTGTTCATCGCCGTCAAGGCATCGCTGCTGGATGCTATGGAAGACGTCACGATTACCATTAATATCTGAGGAGGTGAAGCCGGATGAACAGTATGGAAGCCAAACGGGTCATGAACGGAAAATATGCCGACCTCTATATCGACGGCGACCTCATGGCCGAAGCAACGGCATTCAAGGCCGAGGTCACGCTGACCAAGGAAGAAGTGAAGATGCTCCGCCATGTAGGCAAGGGCTACAAGGTCACAGGCTACGACTGCAAAGGCCAGCTGAAGCTGCATAAGGTGTCAAGCTACATGATCCGGAAGATGAACGACAACATCAAGGCGGGCAGGCAGACCGTCGTGACCATCGTTTCTGTCCTGGATGACAAGGATGCCATCGGCAGTGAGCGCATCGTCATCAAGGATGCGACCTTTGACAGTTTGATCCTGGCCGACTGGGAAGTGGACAAGATGGGTGAGGAAAGTTACAGCTTCACCTTCTCGGATTGGGATTTACTGGATTTAGCATAAGGAGAACAAGCACATGAATATGGTAGACCGGCTGCTGAAAGCCGACGTAGTGAACAAGCTGGCCGAACGGCCTGAGAAGAAAGTGAAGATGGAACGGCTCTCGAAGCTGTTCGGGTTCGATTTTGTCATCACGCTCCGGGCCATCGACCCGGAGCGCTATGCGGATATTCAGAAGATGGCCGTGGACTTCACCAACGGCAGTGCCGATAACATCGATATTTATCAGATGCAGACCCAGACGCTCTTGGCAGGGATTGCCGACCCGGACCTCAAGAACAAGGACCTGCTGGAAAAATTCGGGGCCGTACTCCCTGGCGACATCATCCGCAAGTTCTTTCTGGCCGGAGAGATTGCCGACCTTACGGCACAGATTACGGAACTCAACGGCTATACGACCCAGGAAAAGGCGGACAAAGCCGTAAAAAACTGATCCGGACCGATGGCGAAGTGCAGGCGATGTATCTCCTGTTCCGGGAGCATCACCTGCTGCCGTCAGCGGTCATGAAACTGGGATACGGTGAACGGCAGGTGATGTACGCTTTTGTTCGGTATGAGATGGAAGAACGCAATAAAAAAGTATCGTTAGCATTATCGGATTAAATGCTGAAAATACGGCTATCTGGCATAAAGTCATAAGGCAGGCTCAATCCACTTAGATATTTCATAGACGAAGTCGCTTTTTTTCTTACATTGTGGGTGGCCGACACGTAGTACATGAAAGGTTTGATTGTCCAGCGTGGAAATGGCTTCCTGCCAGGGCATTTTTCTTTTCCCAATATCTTTAAACCCGTTGTAATGAATGTTATAACGGTCAAAGACGTTAGGGATGTAATCGTCATAATACCAAGATGTATAAAAAATGACATGAGTAGGGTGTATTACCTTTAATTCCTGCTGAAGGACTTTTAGGTTTAGGATACAGTTGGATTTTACAAAATCTGAGGTAGTATCCTTTCCTCCGGAATTGTTGCATTTGACAATATTGGTAAATGCGATGTGTTCTATGGAATCGTCACCGAATATTCTCAGAGTGATAGCACGAGTATAGCTCCAGTATGGCCAGCTTTTGTTCCACAGAGATTCACGGGTATATTGAAAGGGATTGCGGAAGCCGTCTTCAATCGTGCCGGGATTGTTTCTGGCATTTTTACCGACAAATAGAATTCTCTTGGAAGTTTTATTAAAATCGGAACCTACGCACCAACAGCCAATCGGCAAGGATAAACGCTCTTTCTTATGACATTCTTCACAGATTTTGCAAGTTCCAAGCTCCATATGGTGATATCGTTCAGCTAATCTTTTTTCTGTTTCATTGAAATAGCGCATTGGAATTCCTCCGTAACGATAGATTTCTTTTATCTTACTATATTTTTATAGCTGTAACAACATTAAGAGGTGATACCTATTGGCCAATAACGTCATCGATGCGGCTATCCGTTTGCGGGATTTGTTTACGCCGACGGTGCGTAGCGTCAATGCCAGCCTGGGGACCATGAAGACCCAGATGGCGGCGGCGAAACAATCGGTCAGCGGCCTGTCGGACAAGCTGACGGAGCATGAGCGTATCCAGAAACGGACGGCGAAGAGCATCGAGCAGACGGGGAGCAAGATTTCCGGTCTGTCAGATAAGATGGCCCTGCTGTCGGCACCCATCCTGGCGGCTGCGACGGCAGGCTTCAAGCTGCACAGCGACTTTGCGAGTGGCATCGCCAAGATTTCGACACTGGTGGATACGACGGTTGTTTCCATGCAGAAGGTCAGTGATGAGATCCGTGCTGTCAGCGATGAAACCGGGGCAGGCGTCGCCGACCTTTCCGAATCGGTTTACCAGGCCATCTCGGCAGGTGTCGATGCCAGCCATGCCGTAGGTTTTGTCAAGGATATGACCATCGCCGCCAAGGCCGGGTTCACGGATACGACAACCGCCGTAAACGGCGTCACGACCGTCCTCAATGCCTATGGAAAATCGACAGAAGAAGCCACGGCGGTGACGGACCAAATGCTCCTGGCACAGAACTTCGGCAAGACATCCTTTGGCGAGATGGCCCAGTCCATGGGCAACGTCATCCCCATTGCGGCACAGCTCAATGTCAGCACCCAGGAACTGTTCGGTTCCATTGCCGTCCTGACCAAGAACGGTATACGGACCAGCGAGGCCATTACAGGACTCAAGGCGGCCTACAGCAACATCCTGAAGCCGTCTTCTGAAGCGGCGAAACTGGCTCAGTCCCTGGGCCTTGAGTTCAACGCAGCTCATTTGCAGAGCGTGGGCTGGGTGAAGTTCCTGGACGAAGTGAAGCGGGCTACAGGCGGCGATGCCGAACAGATGGCCCAGCTCTTTGGTTCCGTAGAAGGATTGAACAGCATCCTGGTCCTGACAGGCAAGGGAGCCGGGGATTTCGACAAGGTCATGGACCAGATGGCCCAGTCTGCCGGCATGACCCGGGAAGCCTATGAGAAGATGCTGACGCCGTCTGAACAGATGCAGATTGCCATGAACCAGCTGAAGAATGCCGGGATGGACCTGGCGGTTTCGTTCACCCCTTATTTCAAGGCCATGTCCCTGCGGGTGAAGGAGCTGGCGACCTGGTTCCGGTCGCTGACGCCGGAGCAGAAGGCCCTAATCGGTCAAGTGGCTTTCGGCATCGTGACCTTCCAGCTTTTCGGTTCCACCCTGGGCCGGGTGCTGACGATAGGCGGACGGGCCTTCGGGACGTTCAGCTCCATCGCCGCGGGCATCAGCAAGGCCGGGAGCGTATCG